TCGCATTTCTCTCAGTTTTTCAACGCTGATACGGTTTCTGCCAAGCTCTGTCATCTCTCCCAGCAAATCCCGCATGGCCGCTCTCTGGTTCCTCAGTTCCACACCCAGATCATCTGCGCTTTCAGCAGTCTCCCAAAATCTCTCCGAGGCATCCTCTGCCCCCTGTGCCCCTTCCAGCATTCCTTCTGCAAATCTGCCTGCGTCTTCCTCCACATTTACCATGTTCAGTCCAAGGGCCATAAGGCTCTGGGCCGCATTTTCCGTAATGCCCGGAATATCGCTCAACATCTCCACCATCACGCCGTCATCGTCAAACAGTTTCCGCCAGGCATCCGACATTTCCGTCCGCTGTGCATCGCTGAGCCTGTCCATACCGCTGCTCATCAGCGTCCAGTAACGATCCAGTGTCTGAACCGCCCCGTCAAGAGCCGGGTCCTTCATGGCCTCGCTCAGCCTGGTCAGGGTAGATTCAACAACCGCTTCCAACTGTGCAAAATTATCAAACTCTCCCAAGGAAAAGGCATTGTTCAGCACATTCCACATCACATCCTGCATTTCTCCGGATACCGTCACGCCCTGCCTTTCCAATTCTGCCAGCATAGCATCATACTTGCCCCGCAGCCATTGTGAAAAATCCGGCTCCAGCTGCTGTATGTTTGCCCGGGCCTGGTCAAATCCCCGCCCAAAATCAAGCCCTTCCAGGCTGCCGCTGGTTTCCTCGGCCAATCGCCCCAATTCCCTGAGCATATCAGCCGTACGCCCCGTATCCATATTCACCCGGTAGCTGCCGCCAAATCTGCTTCTGAGCTGCTGTTCCCTTGCGATTAAGCCATCCAGCAAGCCCATCGCCTCATCGGCCACAACGTTGATTCTCACCGTCAGTTCATCCAGCGTCATTTATCTCACCTCTTTTCAATCCAGCCATTCACCGCCGCCGCCAAGAAATTCCTCCGGTTTCATTTCCACAATCTCCTCATGTTCCGGGTTGTGCAGACGGTTCCACTCGCCTACCACATCGCTGATTTCCTCCAGATAGTAGTCCTCCATCAGTTCTCTTTTTCCAATCCCTATACTCAGTCCGGACGCTATCAACCTTTGGAGCCAGCGTTCCTCACAAAGCCCCGGATGCCCTGTGCCATCCTCGCCGCTCCCCTGAAAAAATTTTCCAGACCGTTAACCTCCCAGAAGGCTTCCATCAGCTCAAAAAGCCCGTCCAGACCAACGTCCGGGTCATTAAGCAGTTTCTCCTCCTCCATGCCCGATATTTCTGCAAACAGCTTCACAGCAAAACCGGGTGCAAGCTGTGCCGCTTTCAGGATCACGGTTTTCATCGCAGAGGCATCCATCATCTTTACAGCCGCAAAAAAGGGAATGTTTCCCTTGTCCGGCAGCAGCTGCTCCATCAATTCCTCCGGTGCCTCCTGCAATCTTTCCATCGCCTGAAGAAACTGCCCCACCGGCATGCGTTTCACCGTGTATCCTCTTATTTTTCTTTCCCTCGGCAGCGATTTTTTCACACTGTCCCTGTATCCGCCCACAGGCATCCCTCCTCTGTTTTCCCACCCGCCACACCCGTCTTCGTTAAGCCTGAGGCTTGGTTTCAGCGTCGGTCAGGAAGGCAGTGCATGCCGCCTGATTGCTCTTGTCCTCCTTCAGCTGCATCACAGCCCAGGGAGCAAGTCCCGCCAAAGAGGGCCGCTTGAATACGCCGGTAAGGATTACCTCGCACACCGTCACGCTGTCCTTCTTGGTGTTGAAATTGTCAAACTTGATGCCCGTCAGCTGGAACACACGGTAGTTAAAGTAATAAGGCAGACCGCTTACGGTATCCACCACAAAGCGCAGCGCATACTCCTTGCCCGCAGCATTGAAATCTGCCTCCAGGGTCTCGCTGTCGCTGTCAAAGCTGCCAAGGCCCAGCTTTGCCATCATTTCCAGCGGCACCTCTGCCATGCGGATCTCCACATCCTCACCCATCACGTCCTTGATCTGGGCGTACAGGTCGTCATCATAATACAGATCCGTCACGCTTTCCTTAGCGGTGCGGGTCATGCTGCCGGCATAGGGCAGCGCCTCGCCGGGCTCGGTGTTGTAAGCGGTCATAGTGTTCACGGTAACAGGAGCCAGGGCCATGCCCTTAAAACCGGTTGCAGCTCGTTTCTGATTCATCAATCCTCATCCTTTCCATTGTTTGTCATCCATGTTTTGTATCTTTCCACCAGCCCGAGGGCATGGCCGCTGCCATCCTCCCAGGCAAATTCCCGCTGATACTTCATTTCTGTCATTTTCTCCCGTATCAGCTTCCCGAGGCTTTCCAGCTCTCCGGCGTTTTGTGCATACAGGCGCACATAGGCTGTCACTTCTGTCAGGTACTCCCTGTCGTCTGAAAATACAGCCGCTCTCTCGCCAGACATCTGCACCACAGCGCAGGGCAGACGAGTTTCTCCTTCCTGCCATCCCCGGCCAATGCTTTTCAGACCGCCAATTTCTTTAAGCTTGTCCATAATGCGCCTGCCTTCGCTTTCCAGCAAATTCATCCCTCCCTGTCTCCGTCCCGCCCGCCCGTCAATCCGACTTTTTTCAGATCTTCTCTGCAATCTTTCCCACAACCGTCCCCTTCACCAAAGAAAAGGCCGGATACAAAAAGGGCCGGGCTGCCATCTTGGCGGTGCCCAGCTCCACATATGCCCCGTGGGAACTTCCTGCGGATACACTGCCCGAAAGGCCGCCGCTTTCCGCAGCAATGCTTCCCCGGAGCGTGCCGCTCTCCACAGGGCACAGGCTCTGAGATAAAGCCTGTACCTCGGCCACAGCTTCGCTTACGCCGCCTTCTGCTGCCGTAAGGATTGCTGTCCTGATTGCGTCAAAAACCATTCTCTTCCTCCCCGATGCGCTTCAGCACCGCCCTTTGATGGTTGCTCCATCTTTCCACCGGCTCAGCAACCTGAAAGTCGCATACACCGTCCGTTCTCTCCACGCACAGTCCGTAGCCTTCCTTCAGTTCAGTCTTGCTGTCTGTCAGCATCAGTCTTGCTTCGCTCTTCTCCTCGCCGTAGAGCTTCTGCTTCATTTCTGCGCTCACGGGCTGAATTGCCGCCATCAGTGTCCACCCTTCCTTCTCAAAAAGAGGCACCACACCGCTGACGATCCTTTCCTCCACCGGTTTTTTCACCGTCACCTTTCTTTTTCCGGCGATGCGTACACCCATCGTCTCACACCACCTTCGCCACACGGAACCGGTTCAGCGCCCTGCGCAGGTCTTCTGGCAGACCCTCCACCGCAATGGAAATGCCTCCCTCAGCATGGCTGATTTCGCCTTCCATGCCTCTTCGGTTGTAGAGAATACATGCCAGTTCCAAAGCGATTCCGCTCAATACTTCCGGCACCTCTTCCCTTCCCGTATAGGCAAGAATGTAGTTTTCCGCATCCTCCAGCAGTTCCGAAAGCAGCTCATCCTCCCCCGCAGCCTTGTCAAGCCTGTGGCGTAATCTATCCAGTTGAGCCATTTTCATCACTCCCGTCAAGCCTTGTGATGCACATAGATACCGGCAGTCTTGTTTTCGTACACCTGGGCAATGCCCACCTGACGGTAGCCGAATTTCCATGCATCAGCGTCGGGATTCTGCTCGGGCGTTACCACCTTGGGGGCTACATGCTTGGAGAACTGGATCACTGCGCCCTTCTCCACCACCATAAAGTTGATCTCACTGCCGTCTTCGGCCTTCTCAAAACCGCCTGCCGCCTCGTCTCCGGTGCCGCTCTTGAGCTTCACGCCGGTGTAGAATCGGCTCTGGGGCACCGTCACAATCTGACTGAAACCCCGCAGCACCTCACGGCTCTTCACCGTGTCCAGATCCTCCACCTTGCCCAGCAGCGTGGGAGTGATAAACAGAATGCGTTCCTCTGCATTCACTTCATTTTCGTCCATCTCGTTCACAGCCTCACGGAGGGCAGCCACCACCGCTGCGCCATCCTCAAGTGTACCCTCGCCTTCGCCCACGTCAGCACAGCCGGCATACTGTGCAAAACGGAATGCATCCAGCTCAGGTGCCACCTTTGTGCGGATGAATTCACCTGCCAGCAGGCCAAAAGCCACGCCTGCGGTTTCCGCATTGTCCATGTTATCCACCACAAACATGCGGCCACGGTCAAAGTTGCATACCACCGTCTCGTTCACAAGGCTCACCTCGCCGCCCACATAACCGCTGTTGCGGCTGTAATCAGCCAGGCCGTCCATGTTCATCTTGGGGATCACCAGTTCGTTGGCATTTGCGCCAGCATGTACCAGTTCCGGATTGCCGTCCAGCACGGAGGTCTTGCACACCCCCTTGTACACCTCGTCCAGCATCGGTACAAATTCAGTAAACAGAGCAATATTGTTAGCCATTATTCTTCATCCTTTCCTTTCATTTCAGTCCCAGTGCAGCCCGCATCTGGCTCATGTAGCTCCTGCCCTCTCCGCTTTTTGGCGGCGTTCCCTGCAGTTTAAGCTCCACAGCCTTCTTTACTTCTTCTTTGAAGGCCTTCTCCAGTTCATCCATGCTCCTATCAAGGCTTTCTCCGTCGGTGTAATTCAAGCAGCACTCCAGCCCGCCGGGCAGTCCCCTTCCGCTGAGAGAAATGCGTGCGGCTTCCCTGCGTTCCCGCATTTCCACCGCCAATTCCCTCTCCCGCATGCTCCGTTCCTGCTCTGCGGCTCTTTCTTCCGCCTTTCTCACCAGCAATTCTGCATCGCCGTGCTCTTTTTCCCAGCCCAGTCTCGCCTTGTTCAGTGCCTGGCTGATCTTTTTGTCAAACTGGCTCTGCAGCGCCACGTTTTCCCTCAAAAGATCGTCCAGTTCATGGTTTTCCTGTTTTTCAGCCTCTCTGATGTTCTTTTCCTCCATGGTTCCTCCTTGCCCGCACCGTTCCTGCCGGTGCGTTCCTTAATATATAAAAAAAGCCCTGTACATCAGGCTTCTTTTATCTTCTGTTCACTTTCCAAAAGCTTCATGGCCTCCTCCACATCTTCAACGAAGGGAATCTGCCCCAAAAGCAGCTTCCTGGGTGCCATGTTTTCATATTCCCGAAGGGTCTGCGCCATTTCCAGCCGATTTACCGGCAGGCTTCTGGAAAACTGTATCCCAATCTCCTCCGCCTCGGGCAACTCAAATCCCTTCAGCCTCAGAAAACTGACCATGCATCTCAGCCTCCACAACAATCCTTCCCGGAACCATCGTTCCTTGGTACGGGTCAGCTGTTCCAGACCAAAAAGCTTGTATTCCATCGCCACGCCGCTCACATTTCCTGCAAAGGCCTCGTCCGTCAGGTCAGGCACAAAACTCAGCTTGTGAATGTCCGCTTTCAGTCCGTTTTTCAGCACCTCGGTATCGCTTTCAGAAAGTTGCTTTGTCAGATATTCCACCTTTGCGTCCGAGGCGGGCATTTCCAGCGTCCGTGTTTCTTTCAGCCTCTGCTGAACCGTCCTGCCCTCCGCATCCTCTTCTACCGTAGCCCCGTAGATCACCATCAGCGCATCGGTAAATTGCTGCTTGTCGTTGATGCGGTCGCTCTGCAGAATATCATAGGCGTCAATGAGGTTCATCACCCCTTCAAAATCGCCACGCTCCCGCTGATTGTTCCAGAATTCCGTCATGGGAACATATCCGAAAAAATGCCTTTCCCGGCTCACTTCCCAGGGAATCTCCCGACCTTTCCGCTCCAGGTGAATCATCCATCTGTCGGTCATCACTGTAATTTTCTGCCCCTTCTTCTGGTACCGCTGATCCATCCTGTCGCAGATCAGCACACCGAATACCGGCGCATGTTCCACCGTGTTGTCGTATACAACAAATGCATTTCTCGGATTCGCCTGACAAAGCCTGGGCATGGCTTCCCTGTCCGCATAGTACAGCTCCACGCCCTTTCCGTAGATAGCGGCATCCGTAGCCAGCTCGCTGTCCACGCTGGAGCTCATGCTTTTCTTCAAAGCCTCTCTCAGCACATCAAACCCTTCATCGGCTTCACCGGCAGAATACTGTACCGGTTCCCCTGCCAGATAGCCGCTGGTCATGGCCACGATATACCCGGGCAAATCATGCCAAAGCCGATGATTCGGTGCACCGCCACCCCGCCATCTCTCGCATATGGCGTGTTCACCGTTATAAAAGCGGCGCAGTTTTTCCAGCCTTGCACTTTCGCCTTCAAACTGTTTCATTACCTCTTCCACCAGTTCCGGCGACGGCTCGCCGTCTGCGAGCCATTCCCGGTCAACAATAATCATTGAATCCCTCCTGTTCTTAGTTTCACCACCCGCTGGGCGATCAGAGGTTCCAGGGCATATCTCACCGCATCGATGGTGTGATTGTTTCTGTCCGGACATTCGGCGATGAATCTGCCATTCTGATCCCGGGCGTACTCATAGCAGGAAAACTCCCTTGCCGTTTCCGGGCAAGCCTTCTGGTCTATGATGATCTCCTCTGCCTCCTGCAGCCAGCGAATACCGTGTTCCACACTGCCCGGACCTTTCTTCACGCCGACGGCATTCACCCCCAGCCCTCTCAGCTCGCAGATTTCCCTGGGCGATGCGCTGTCGCACCTTATCACCTTTCCAGGGGACATTTCCCGGCATTTTTCAGCCAGCTGGCTGATTTTTTCCCGCACCCTCACATGTTCGCCAAGCACATACAACGTCCGCCTTTTCCGGTCAAAAGCACAAATCACCAGCGCATCCGGGTCGCTGGCAAAACCGAAGTCCAGCCCAGCATACCAGTTGCCGACAAGCTCCTTTTCCTCCTTTTTCAGCGTCCGGACCGATACATTTTCAAAAACCTGTCCGCCTGTACCCACAGCCTCGCCCAGGTACATGTGCCGATAAGCCCTTTCGTCTCTCTTCCTCAGCCTTTCTGCGTTGCGAATAAAGGTCTCCCCCAGCCATTCCTGAGGCATCTGCCTGTAATCGCTCTGATGAACCCGCCGCCCCTCTTCCTGCACAAGGGCCTCCCTGTTCACCCAGTTATCTGCGCTGACGGGCGGATTGTAGCTGAGTATGGTCAGTCCCTTTCCGCCACGGAGAATGCTGGCCTGAATGGTTCGTATTTCTTCCATTCCGTGGAATGCGCTGGCCTCTTCAAACCAGAGTGCTGCAAAGTATCCGCTTGACAATTTAACACCCTTGCTTTTTTCCGGGTCGTCTGCCCCCTTGAAGAGTATCTTCTGCCCTGTAGGCCTGTAGATCATCTGCATAGGGTTCAGCTGAACCTGAAAATACTTCTCCAGCTTCAATTGCTGCACGGCCCATTGCATCTGGGCCAGAACGCTTTCCCTCAGTGTTTCCGCCACCTTGCGGTATATCACTGCATTGGCTTCCCTGTCCCGGATCAGTAAGCACAGCAAAAGGATGCTTACAAAGCTGCTTTTGCCGCTTCCTCTTCCTCCCTTGAGCCAAAACTCTCCGTATGCCCCTTCATACATCTCCCAGAATAGCGAATGAAAAGCCGGCGGTATTTTATCCTTGATCCCGATTTCCATTCTTTTCCTCCTTGGGCACATTCACCACAATCCGGGGTGTTTCCGCTTCCTGCCATCCTTTGTCGCCAAACAGCCCATACTGCTTGCCAAGCAGTTCTGCCGCCTTCAGCACCTCGCCGGGCCGGGCCTCGTTTTCCCTGCGAAGAATACTCGTCAGCGCTTCCAGCACCTCCTCCGTGTCCGCTACTTTTTCACGTTTCAA